CATTACGTACCCACCTTCTCTTTTTTTGTCTACGACTCTTTCTTTTGTTTCTTTTGCTTCTTTAATTCTTGATCCGAAGAGGTCCGTAAGTTTTTCGAGGTAATTACCGATATCGGACCAGCTTTTAGTCGGAGTAACTGCTCGGGTTTCATCACTAAAGTACCTTTGGTAATTTTCACCATTTTTATCTACACTCCAATCGTTTCTTAACTTATCTAATTCTACTTCTGATATAAAGTATTGTACAGAAAAATCAAGATCCTTAGTTAGCTCAGGAAATTTATTTTCTAAAAAATCTTGCATATAAGGTAGTACATCTGCTTTTTTTATCTTTTTCTCTTTGACAGCCTGACTAATAGCATCTTTATCCACAATAATTCGAATACCTGTATTTCCCTCCATTGTTTCAATAGGCTGATATCCTCTAAAAAGTTTATTAGCATCGTTTTGAGCAAAAAACTCAAAGAACTTTTTTAAAGTAGCACTATCTCTTAAATTATTTGTTCCGTCTTCAACTAAATCTACTCCGAAATGATTGGGATTCTTTGTTATTTCTTTTGCTGAGTTAACCCATACCTCTGTTTGATTTAGTAAATAACCTAACATCGCTCCTGCTTTCCTAGCATTCTCTTTTGATGAAAACATTTGTTCAACTGAGGAGGGGTTTTGATATAGCTCCCATCCTCCTGTGCCATGAACAACACCTGAAAGATTTGTTCCGAAAACTTCATTGACCATTTCAATAGCTTTTGTAGTGACCTCATTATTTATCTTTTCTTGTGAAGAAAGATCTAAGTTTGAATAATCCTCACTAAATTCTTGTTCCCAAGGAGAGCCTTCTCCTGGAGCTACTTCCATAGAAATTCTTCTTTGGTTTCTTGCCATAGCCATTGACACATCTCCACTAGTACCTAGTTCTCCTGTAAATTCAGTCAGGTTCATCCATCCTATAGCTTGAATTTCAGCAGGTTTCCAATCGGACTTACCCTGCCATTCAATAGCATTTAAATGATCTGTTAACTCTCTTCCAAACATAGCTCTGTTTTCATACTTAGTTCCGTTAATACCTCCGTCACTTATATCGATTTTAATTCCTTCAGGTATTTCATATCCTAATTTTTTTAATTTATTCAAATAAGTTTGATCAACTAATCCCATGTCTCTAGCGGTGTGTATGTCTACAACAAAAGGAGAGCCTCCCTCTTCATTATTACCCATAATAGATCTAACATCTTTACCATAACCCGCATCAACAAAATCAGAAATTTTTTGCCCTACACCTTTTGTTACTTTTTTTTCAAAAAGAATATCCTTAATAACCTGATTAGCCATCGGTAATCCTTTTCCTTTTATTTCATCATAAGGAACTCCTTGCTGTAATTGTTCGTAGATAAATACGGTATTAGTCAATGCAGCAGTAGGTGTTTCGTTTTGTTGTCCTGCTAACCATGCTGTGGCCAGCTTATCTCTTTCTGCTTTATCTCCAGCTCCAATATCGTCAAATTCATCAAAAATTTTCTTATACCAATCAGCAGCCTTAAGTATCTGCTCTTTACTCATGGTTGAATCAACTCTGTTTTTCCAATCATCAAATTCAATTTTACCGATAGCGATAGGAGGAAAATTTGTTCCAGGAGCTGTTAAAACTATTCTTTCGTTTTGTGGTCCTCCAGGATAAGTGTCTATCTTTCCGTCCTTTAATTTTTTAAGTCTGTCTTTATGTAATCTTAAATTGTTATCTGTTTTCTCCTCAGGAAAATCTATGCCTCCAATAAAATCAGTTATCCCTTCTATGGTCACGTCTGTAAATATTTCTTCAGACCCTTTAGCTGTGGGAGCAGCATCTTCTTCTGACTTTTGTATAAAATCAGAAACCTTAGGTGGTGCAGGCATAGGTGTAACATTACTAAAGTCTATTCTTTTTTCTTCAGGGGTAGATAAAAGTCCTGAAAGTTTTTCAGGGACAGGTGTTATTAAAGGGTCTGATTTAATGTCATCAGCAAAAGTAGTTTGTTTCCCTAATCCTCTATTAAATTCTGCTTGTCTATCAATATCATCTTGATCAGGTGAAGACACTGATCCACTTGGTGTACTAATAATTTTATTTAGAATAGAGGTCAGATTAGCCCCTGTTAAAATATTATAGATATCGTCAATAGGAATTTTTCCTGAGGAAAATAAGTCTTGAATCTCTTCTGCCTTCTGTGCTCCAACCGTACTTATCAGCAAAGGCCCTATGATCTTAGGATTAGTTATTACTCTTTTTGCAAGTTCCTGTCCTAAATATGGATACATTAATCTCCCTTCGCGGTTCGCGTATCGTGAGTCAGGGACATCCTGTCTTCCTCTACAATTAAACCTCTTTCATGAGTTATACCTTGTTCATCGTATTTTTCCAGTATTTCTACTAACTCTGCTGTACTCATTTGTTCCATAGCATCTTCAGCTTTATTTTTTAATTCATAAAATCCTGCTACTCTTCCTCTTGCGACTTCCGCGTTGATGGCTGCTGAGTAGTGATTATTTTCTCGCGCTTCGTCTCGCATTTCTTTAAGAGCTGTTAAATGAGAAGCCATTGATACTCCTGATGTTTCATAGAGGTCTTGTTTCATCTCAGTAATAGCTTCCACTATAAATGGATTTATTTTAGGATTTAATAATTCATGAGCTGTTTGACGGGCCCTTGTTTCCGAGTACCCCGCTTTGCGGGCCGCCTCGCTTGCTGACATTTTCCCAGTTAAAGTACCTTGTACATAATTTGTAACAAACAACATTTGCTTAGGCGTTAGCTTTTGTTTGAGTCTTCTGTCCTCAGGATTAATTTTTTTAATAGTACTCATATTTTTTTTGACTCCTTGGTATACTTGATGAATCATCTTGATCATCAGTTAATTGAACCAAGTTTCCTTGGCGGTATCTTAGCAAAGCTAAGGTTGTTGCGTCAACTAAATCATCGTGCTCTCCGAAAGGGAAAGAAGCACATTCTTCCATTAGTTCAATAGCAAATTCATTATCGGTCCGCCAAACTTGGCCCGACTCAAATATAGGGGCGACTGTATTAACACGGACATGTTTGTCCTGACCGCGGTTCGGGGAGAAAGCAGTAGCATAAACTCCAAAACGTCTAAGCTCATGTATCAAGGGTGTTCCTGATGCTTTTGCTTCAATCAATACTAGTTCAGGGTCCCAATACTTAATATTTTCCATAGCAACTTTTTTTAATTCAGGAAAGTCCCATCTTCCTTTTTCGACATCTAATAAACAAATGTGAGTTTCATCTCCCTCATTAGGATAAAAAATTCCCCAGGTAGTTATAGCTGAATAGTCGGCAGACTCCTTTTTCGAGAAGGCCGTATCATAGCTTTGAATAATAAAACTACATTGAGGAGGAGAAGGTTTATCCCACACGTTCCACCATTCACGTTTAATGATACTCGTTCCGTCGTACGTGGGATTTTGTTGCCACTGTGCGTTCCACTTGGATGGAACAATAGAAGCTTTCACTGCATCGAGTTCCTTTAACTTCCAGTATTGAGGCCAAATAGGTTTTCTCTTCTCTTCGTCATCATCATCTAAGATAGCAGGAAACTCTACTAGATCCCATTTGTCTGCTTTAAGCTCTCCCATCTTTTTTACGAGCTGGCCTGTTAAATCTTTTTGAGACCATCGAGTCATAACGACAGCAATTGAGCCTCCAGGTTGAAGTCTTTGTCTAGGTCCTGAAGTATACCACTCATAAGCATTATCCATGGCAGTTTCTGATAAAGCATCTTGCTCAGAATGTGGATCATCAATAATTAATAGATCAGCACCACGACCAGTGATCGCACCGCCTACACCAGCTGCAAAATATTCTCCACCATGATTAGTTTCCCATCTTCCTGCTGCTTGGTTATCTGTTCTTAAAGATACTCCAGGGAATATTCTTTTATATTCTCTAGAATTCATAAGATTTCTAATTTTTCTACCAAACCTAACTGCGAGCTCGCCTGTATGGGTAGCTTGAATAATTTTTAATTTAGGATTTATGCCCATCATCCAAGCTGGGAACAAGTAACTTGCAAATTCTGACTTTGTATGTCTAGGCGGCATGTTGATTATTAACCTGCAAGCCTTATCTGTAGAAAATTTTTGAAATTTTTCTGAAGTTCTTAAGTGATGGGGCCCTTCTACGAACTCGGGCCATACCGCTTTAACAAATCTCATGAAATTTGTGCGGGCACCTTCTTGTTCGATCCTTTGTCGAAGCATTACCATCGCTTTTAATTGTTGTTTATCAAGCTTTTTATATTCCATATACAGATTCCTTCCTATGACTGTGTAAATGCTGCTTATCCTTGCTCTCGCCTGGCCGCGCACGGGCCGTTTTGGGCGGATGGGGGGTCTAGTTTGTTCGTATTTTGTTCGTTTTTCTCTAAGTACCTAACGTTCCACATGGTGGAACAAAAGTTTGTCGCATAATACCCATTATAGGCGATTTTAGGGGTGCAAAAAGCCTTATTTTCCGCCATTATTGGTAATTCCCTCCGATTTTAGCGGTGCACCCACCACATCTAGTGGGTCCGAGTTCAGTTGTGCACTGAGCGCACACCAATTTTCGCGATCAACGGCCCGAGCGCAAGGGTTCGCGACCCATTTTGGGTCCAAGAAATCGATTTCGATCGACCTGTACAGAAAAACCTCTCTTGAAGAGGGCACCCTCTGCAAGATAAAGACCCCGTCAAAAATTGCAGAATATTTATGATGAAAAGCTTTTTGATGAGGCCTCAGACTTTGTATCAGTTTATCACGCTCACAGACCTTACACTCCACAAATAAAACTTTTCTTAACTTGTTGAATAAAATTAAATCAGGGAAGCCATTTATAGTAGTAGTTTCAATACGAATAGGATTGAAGTCGGAGAGTTTTTCCTTGACCATTTTATATAAATTCTTTTCGGGACCCGCCATAAATACACCGTTACATTATTTCATAATGTGGAACAAATCAAGTCAGCAAATCGTTACTAGAGTTTTTTCCAAAGTTATTATTATTAAAATAAATTTTACTAAAAACAGTCTAATTGCCTAGAGAGATTGGAACACTTGGAACACTTCATAAAATAGCACTGTGGACAGGTTCTACTATATTTCTCAACTATTCTAGACGAGTGGAACACTGCCACACTTCATTTCTCTAAAAACTTTTTTTTATTTTTATTTTTCTCAAAAAACCTCTAGTACCGCACCACTGTTCCACATTATGAAATCATGGATTTTCCTGTTTTAAGAGCCGTAGAGAGTATAGTACGATATGATATAAAAACATACATGAGAACCTCTACTTCACTACTCTCCGTTCATTTAAATCGTTTTTATTTTTCAGTCAATTTTAAAATCTTCCGAGATAGTACCATAATTTACCATATAAGAGACCTACAGAGGCCTCTTAAACTCTGACATGAAAATTATCTCTCAAAAAAAAACTTGACAACTCTAGCCTTCTTAAAACCGTTCCACGTTTCGCGGTCCGTAAATCTTAGATTTTTAACCATTTACCTATTTATGATAATTTATAATAAATATGCATCAATTGATGCGTTCGTTGCAATAATAAAATGCTTTTTTATGTCGATTATACTTGACCGTATCGACCCATATGGTACATTACTTTATCACCGAAGGTGATAGACCAAGAGGCCCTGAGGCGAACAAAACAAGGGCAAGTCTAAAGGGCGAACTTGATGGATCAACAGAGACACCATTCAGAGAGGGTATCGCAGAGGATGCCACACCACCACCAGGTGGGAAAAGTTTCAAACCTCCAAAGCTATACTGATGAGGCCTTAATGGCCGAAACACGTATATGATAGGGTCCTTATATAAGGGCCCTGTGTCTGTAGCA